CAGATACGAAAGCCTCTCGGATCTCGGATCCTTTTTTTCTAGCTTCCTTGGGTTGTAAAGAGTTATCATAACTCATTCCTATTTTTTCGTTTCCGGCACCGTACAAGAAGGCATATGTAACTGTCTTAACTTGTCGGCGTGTGATTCCTATTTTATCTGCATTAACTTGATGTATGTCATCATTGAGTAATATGTCGGCATATCGACCTCCGTCATATCGTCCTAAGTAATGAGCTAACATACGTAACTCTATTCCAGATAGGTCAGCACCTACCATTACCATTTCCGAACTGGCTGTAAATAGTTCTCTAAATTCTTTATCAGCAGGCACCTGAGCTAAATTCGGTTTACGATGAGCACATCTAAATGTGTTCGTACTAACCGAACAGTTATGGTGTATTCTGCCTTTACTCGTAACAAGCTTGTTCCATGCGTTCACGCCTTCGGACATCATTCCAAGCTTCTTCTTTATCGTCAAACATTTCGCACATGCTCTGGAGAAGGGAATATCTATCTCCATCAATGTAATCTCGTCGATAATTGGTTTCCCAGTCGTAGTGATCTTGTTCAGTTTGACATTCAAACGATGTGTAAGAATCCATGCTATGTGATCTCGTGATGTGGGGTTAAATTCTTTTAGTCTTTGGAACTCTGCTCCGGCGATGTATCCTTGTGTAGAGTTATCTCGTTTAGGAGTGAACAACGCTCCTCCAACGAAAGTCCATTTTTTCCGAAGTACTTGAGTAAGCTCTTCCATCTCTCTTCTGAGATATGACTCAAGTTGCTGAGCTTTTTGTTCATTAAATGTCCATCCATGTATTTCTTGTTCAGTTAGTATTTCTGCGACTCGGTGCTCTAGCCGACACGAGTCAGGTAAGGGCGGAAGTGTTCGCATAATTTAGTGGTAACGTTTACGTCTTGGACCATATAGTCCTGCATTTCTTGACTCCATTCTTGCCAATCAGAAGTTTTACCAAAGTCTCCTTTGTATTCTCCTAATCTGTAACCATAGGCTTCTAAAGAATGACGTCCATATAATTGTAGTGGCATATGTCTCCATTGTCTTTTCTTATCTATTTCCATCAAATTTGGATGGTATAAGCGAGATAAGACAAGAGTATCAAGAACATCACCACTATACTCAAACCAAGGATAAATTTTCCGAAGAACAGGTAAATCATAGCCAATAATATTGTGACCAGCAATAACATCAGCAGTGGTGAGCCAATGTAAAGCTTCCGTGATCGGTGAGCATTCACCACCTCGATGATTAAATACGAAGGTTTCTTCCTTCGTGGAGTCGTAGATGGCAATGCAATGTATCTCATGAACGTCATGTAATAATCCGTTAGTTTCGCAGTCAAACACGAGCATTTGGCTTTCCTGCATAAGTCTTGTCCTTAAACTTTGCTTTCTTTTTGGCTTGTTTAGAGGGTGGGTTTGGTTTCTTCAGCTCAGAAGTCTGTGCTGGGATTGAAAATTGTGTTCTCAGTTTCATCGTACTTACATGTTTCTTTGTTGTATTTAAGATGACATGCAACACCGACCTCTCCTGAATATCGGTTCTTCAATAAACGTAAGATAGTAACATCTTCAGCTTCAGTTTGTTGGTTTCTTTCCAGTCCCCATACTTCATCTGCAAGCTGGCTTATTGCTGCACTTCCTCTTAGTTGTCCAAGAGTTACACGTGCACCTTCTTCATGGTTCTTATCTGTCTGTGTTCGACGTAGATGTGATACCAAGAATAGTTTGATTCCGGTTCTTTCAACTAAACTACGTAGTCTAGTCATGGTGGTGTCGATCATCTTACGCTCGTCTCCATCTAATCCTGATATTAATATGGATAAGTGGTCGAGGAAGATTGTTTTTGTTTCGAGCGCGAGTGCCATATATTCAATCCTACTGTAAATAATATCAGGATCAGCACTCCCGAAGTGGTCGTAAAGGAAGAGATTCCAGTTTTTGAGCGTGTAGTCATAAGCTTCTTGTAATGTTTCCTTGGTATGTTCTCCAAGATGTAATGCTTTACCAGTAGCTACAGACATAAGTCCTAAAGCTGTTCTTCTATTTGATTCTTCAAGTGCAATATACCCCACACGCTCGTCTTGATCTAATAAGTGAGTAGCCAGTTGTCTCGTAAGGGTTGATTTTCCCTGACCTGTGCCTGCACTTATTACAGTGAGCTCTCCGTATCTGATTCCGTGAGTAAGTTTTTGTAGTCCTACAAATGGATACTCAAAATCACATGGCGGACTCGGGTTTGTAACCAGTTCTAATAGTGATTTACCATCTACTATTCCATCCGGCTGATACGGCGAAGCATTCCAGATAGCTTTCCTGATCGCTTCAGCATCATTATTTTGCAGTGCGTCAGACGCATCCTTATACGGGTCTGGCAAATGAGCAATCTTAACTTTCCCAGACGGTAAGAGCGCAGCCACTGCTTCCGTCGCCAACTTACCGGCTTCGTCCTTGTCGAAGAAAAGGATAATTTCTTGATAACCTTGAAAAAGCTGAAGTTGTTTTTGTATGTCCTTTTTAGCCGACGAAGCTCCATGAGGAAGCGAGACATGCGCCCAGTTGGGGTAAGCCTCCCAGCCCGATAGTGCATCAAGCTCTCCTTCGTAGACCATGATACGTTTGCCAGTAGAAGAAATAAGAGACTGACCAAAAAGAGTATCAGTAGTATTACCTTCATACTTAAAGTCTTTTAATTTTGTTTTCGTCTTGAACCCTTGAAGTGTTCTGTCGCTGCTGTAATAAGGGAAGCGTAAAAGTTCTCCATCCCTAAAGACTTTGTAGTGTTGACAGGTTTCTTCACTGATTCTTCGTTTTGTGAGCCGTTGGGCTGATCCTTTGAATTGCACATTGGTGGGCATGCTATGTGTGTGATTGTCTGCTTTTGTTAGTGTTTGGCAACTAAAACAAAATGTATTGCCATCATCATACACAGCCTTCGCATCAGATGAGCCACATACTTCACATGGCTCATGTCTTAAAAACTCTGCGGTCATGGTTTTAACCAATCGACTGGTATGCAGTGTGCCGCGCACCATTTGATATGATAACGCTCACACCATTTCGCATAGGTTGTTTTAGATTTCTTAGATATACGTTTGTATGGGTCTTGAAATACCATGCGAAGATCTATGTCTGGGTTGTCTTGAATGACTTGTCTAATTTTACGCCTAGATGGTGGGTCCCAGTACCCTTTAACCTCTAGGATTACTCCGTTGTCTGGTAATACAAAGTCAGGAGTATAGCTGTGTTGAATAGTGTAAGGGTAGGACGTTTCCTCGTATTCGTAGTCAACGCCCAACGTTACTAAAAGATCAGCTACTTTTTCTTCAAGTCCTGATCGAAATGCCATTAGAAATCATCTTCGACTGAAGATGGTGCAGTGTCAATTATTTTGACGTTAGGGTCTTGTGCTTTAAACCCTGCTGTACTGCCAAATAAATCAGCAGCTCCCTGCTCGTCTAGATCTCCTGTGTCTACACCTACCTCTGACTGGATACTAACTATCTGTACTCCAGATAACTTTAGTGATGTGCCATAAGTCACGCCATCTCTTAATATATATGGCTTCTGAGTAAATCCAAGTTTAACTTTGCTTCCTGAATATACTGGTGTAGTTTCGTCCTTGATTGGTGTACCCTCTGTATCTACTACAGGTGGACGTTTTTCATCACTCCAAGAGAATTTGATAAGATACTTACCATCACTAACTTCTTCCCATGGGGTAGGTTTTAGTGTTGATCTCTTTGGGTTCTTTAATTTAGACTCTGCCCATTTTAGGCATTCGCCTCTCTCAGTCTCTAGTGTAGAGATTAGTTCCTCTCCAACTAGGGCTTTTAATGAATAGCCAAACTTGCTTGGCTTTAACACAGCTTGGAAACCTTCTAAGGTTACAGGCTCGGGTGTTACGTGTATGTTTCTCATTAACAGAAAAAATATTGTGAATCAATTACAGCTTCCGGTTTAAGGTCGCCAATAATCGGTGGTTGTTCTTCAGCTCCTATTGCTAGGGCGAAGTCGGTTAGTGGTTCATGCTCTGCGAACAGAGTCATGTATGTTTTACGTACAAGACTAGATAGCTTGCACATATCTGTACCCCTACATAATACACTGTCATGTATCAATGCAATGGGAAAGTTGGTAGATGTTGTAGCAATATGTAACAAACTAGCATCTAATGAATGTATTAGGTTAGGTGCTGTAGCATTTTTGTGATGATTTAAGTCAACACCTGTCTCAGCTCCTGCTAAATGTATTTCACATCTACCCATTAGTTGAGTTTGTATAACAGTTGACTTGTATTTCATCAAGCGTTGTCTAACATTGAAACCTGATGGAGTTGTCCATGTAATTTCGTCAGCTCCAGATCTAATAGCTCGTGCTATTTCTTTTTCAATCCATTTCATTACGCTCATAGCTCCCGGAACTACCTCATTCATGGCAGATCGTACAGCTTTTACGCATTGAGTCAACTCTTCCTTTTCTACATCTACACATTTTTCTTTGAATGCGTCCCTGATGTAGGAACGATTAGAGAAAGGCTTAGCATTGTATGGTATGGTCATCACACAACGCTTAGTTACCTTTCTATCCCAGTGGGGTTTTAGCCGATCAGGGATTGCGTCCATGCTTTTTGCTGCAATAGTTGCATAAGCGTCTTGGGGTTTTTCACTCCCTATGACGTTTACCATACGAGCAGTGGACGCATCTTTGGCGAGACCGGCGAGAATCTGGAGACCACTACATGTAGCGTCTACAG